ATATGCCAAGAATCAGGCAAAATGGGAAGCAGCAAAAGAATGGTGTTTAGATCGTGGATATGAATTTAAAGTTCTTACAGAAAACGAGTTAGGTATCAAATGACATTCTCGTACCCAACAGATGATGATGAAAATCGTGTTCGTGGTGTGGTTGATAGTTTAATTGGCATAGAAGATGCCGATGATGTAATGATGAAATTAATTGGCGTTTTAAACGAAGGTGGTAAAGTTCCGAGTGGAACAGGAAAATATTATACTTTCTTTTATAATGCAGTTACACCTGGAGAATATGATGAATATCCTCTCGTGGGTGTGACTGATATATTTTCTTGGGGATTTAGAGGAATCAACTTCCATTGGGGTGATAGAAGACAATATAATTACAATCAAATTGTTGGTGGTCTTTACGAAGTGTATCCAGAAGAAATGTCTGACGTAATAGAACTCGGTTTTACCAAAATACGTTCTAAATAGTTAGAAAAAGATAAATGGCAGCAGAACCTAAACAAGAAAAAAAAGTACTAAGATATCCACAGTCCATTATTGCAGAGCAAACTGATTATCTAGCAATAACTGTTGTTGCCTATAAACCAATCGGTAGAACTGATGGTCCAAATGAACAGGCAGGAAAACTTATTAGTAAGGCTGGTGCAAGAAGAAATTCAAAAGAAGCAAGAATAAAAACAATTATTCTTCCAATTCCTTCTAATATTTCAGATACGAACGCTGCCAGGTTTGGTGACTCTAGTTTAAATACGATGGCTGCTACCGCTGTTGGTGGTGTTAGTGATTTGATGACTAGTACTGGTAAAGCACTTGGTGGAAAAGGTGGTGGAGTTCAAGCAAGTTTTGAAGCTGCTAAACAATCAGCAACTACAACATTTAATAATTTGACTGGATCAGTTGGAGGATTATCAGGTCTTCAAGGATTTATTACTAGAGCTCTCGCATCTGAAGCGGCAGGTATTCTTGGGGCAAGTATTTCTCCAGACCAACTTCTGGCAAGAACATCTGGAGAAATCTTAAATCCAAATATGGAACTTCTCTTTGGTGGTCCAACTCTTAGGTCCTTTAGATTTTCTTTTAAATTCACTCCACGAAATCAAAGTGAAGCACAAGAAGTGAAAGAGATTATAAGATGCTTTAAAATGAATATGGCACCTAAAGTTAAAGGTGCCGATGTTAGTATTGAGGGGACTATGATGAAAACCCCAAATGTATTTGAATTGAGATATAAGCAAGGAGCAGATGATCATAAATTCTTAAATCGATTCAAGCAGTGCTTCTTAGAAACCATTAGTGTAAATTATACTGCTGATGGCACTTATGCAACTTATGAGAATGGAGAACCAGTTTCTATGATTATGGACTTAAGTTTCAAAGAAATTGAACCAATTTATGATGTTGATTATGAAGATGCATCATCAGGAATAGGAGTAGGATACTAAAATGGGATACTTTAGAGAACTACCAGATTTAGACTATCAATCATTTCTTTCTAGTAGAGAATCAAATGATGAATACTTGAGAGTCAAAAACTTATTCAGAAGAAATAAATTACGTGATGATTTAGCAGACGCATTTACAATGTTTAATAAGTATGAAATTGTAGAAGGTGCAAGACCTGATACAATTGCAGAAGAATTTTATGGTAGTGCAGAACTTGATTGGGTTGTTTTATTAACTGCTGGAATTACTAACGTAAGAGATCAGTGGCCTCTTTCAAATCGAGATTTATATAATTATACTGTTAAAAAATATGGTCTTGAAAATATTAATAATGTTCATCATTACGAAACAAATGAAATCAAAGATTCTGCCAATAGACTAATCATGTCTGCAGGAAAAGTAGTAGATTCAGATTTCATAATCTCGTATTATGATCGTGGAATCATGTATACAAATGATTCTACACAACTTGGTGCTGGTGTCGAAGTCTTAACTAACGTTACAAGAGCAATTTCTAACTCCGATTATGAAATTATTGAAAATGAGAAAAAATCATCGATATATTTACTAAAACCTGGATATGTTCAGCAACTTCTGAATGATATGAGAACTGACATGCTCTATGGAAAGTCTTCAGAATACGTTACTGACAAACTTGCAAGAATAGAAAATACAAGAAAACTGAAGCAATAAAAAAGGGGAGGTTTCCCTCCCCATCTTACTCAGTCTGCTGCGAGAGCGGCAAAGTAACTCAGAGTATCATCGTCGTCTTGACTAGAAGAGGAGGATGAAGGACTCAGATTATCAAGTTCCTCTTTCAAAGATTGAGGAACAGGAGGTGCTACATCTCCACGATTCTGCTGACGGAATTCTTCTTCTTCCTCAACAGTCTCTTGGTCCTGGAACTTAGGAGTGCCCTTGATACCGAGAACGTAGTCCAGACGCTTCTTCAGGTCATCATAGGACTTGAATTGGTCGGGAGCAACAAACTCTTCCAGAGAATACTCCTTCTTCCAGATTGCCTCCATGGCATCATCGTCGTCAAGAAGTGCGTCCTGACGTGCAAACTCAGAAGAGTCGTAGTTACGATAACCAGCAACGTTCTTTGCCTTCAGTTTGAAGTTAGCACCTTGCCAGAAGTCAAAGGGATCAATTGCTTCCTCGTCCTCAAACTCAGGTTGCATGGCAGCAGTCAGTTTGTCAAAGATCTTCTTACCGAACTTATACAGGAAGACTTTACCTTCGTTCTCGGGATTAGCAGGATCCTTGACCACATAGATGTTAGAAACATAAGTCAGTTTACGCTTCTGCTTACGTGCTGCCTCTTTACCAGCATCGGTGCCGTTGTTCCACAGCATCGTGTTGTATTCAGACACAGGGTCTTTCTGACCCAGAGTGGTCAGAGAGTTTTCGATGTACCAACCGCCAGGACCCTGGAAGGCGTGGGAGTACAGTTTGACGAAGGGCAGATCTTCGCCGTTGGGTGCAGGCAGGAAACGGATAACAGCATAACCGTTGCCGCTCTTATCGCATTCAAGTTTCCAGAGACGCTCGTCTCCAGAACTACCTGCGTTGTTCATTTTTTCGACTTCTTTGACCAGTTTAGCGGTCAGAGAGCCCAGTTTGGATTGCTTCTTAAGGTCAGCAAAAGACATTTGGATTACCTCGGATGAGTTGGATTCGGGTGATTTACTTGGATAGTATAGCAAGGATGCTCTCAGGCGTCAATATATTCCTTGAGAGATTTGATTGTGGCATTCATACTATCAAATAAGGTTTGCATATCAGTCTCTGGTGGAAAACCCATCATAGAAACTGATTTGCGAAGATTCTCTTTCATCTCAATCGCTTTAGGATCGTCTGAAAGGGACAACCTAGTATACATCACTCTTTGCTTTTCTAGCAAGGTCGTGAGGGTTTCAATTTGCTCAAGTTTTTCGTCACGGGACATTGCACTGAAAGTCAAGAGACTTCCATAAATTTTTTCTTGAAGACGATTAATTTCATTCAGTTCTTCCTGAATGATTTCAGATTTGAAAAAATCACTCATTTACAATTTCCCTTAAAATCTTTTTAAACTTGAATACATCAATATTTAGGAAGGGGTTATATTTTTGAATTTTCAAACTGACGGTTTCCCACACAGGGTCCAGCAGTTTCTTATCAAACTTTTTCCTAAACGAGAATATCTTATCATAGATTACGAAAGTCTCAAGACTTACGTCTCCACCAAGATACTTTTTTAATAGGATTGGGTGCCCTTTCGAACAATCGAATAGATTCTCTAATTCGTTGTTCAAGAGTAATTCGTTGCTTTGTTCTTTGAACAAGTAAGTCAAACTCTGTTTTCTCCTCGTCCAATCGGCGTAAGTCCTTTCGCCAGAATTGATAATTTCTCCAATCCATAGATTTTGTGGGTTGTCGGAAGCGGCAAAATTTGATACTAAAAATTGTACAACCTCTTCATCAGAATACTTACGGGAAGTTTTCTCAAACCAATACTTGTCTTTCCTCTTATTAAAAGAGGTCATACTGGCACGGGTTTTTGCTCCGTATTTGAAGAAATCGTACTTTGGATTTGTGAAATGATTTTTTAGTGACAAATAATGTTGGTAAGTTTCAAAGGGAGTCACTTTCATAAAGGCAGTTTTGCTCTCGAAGTTCGTTTCATAAAATTAAGTCTCGTAGCATCCCACTTCAGTTTTTCCTTCAGCGGTTTAGATACAAGTTTCGTTACCGATTCTACCTCAAGTTCGTTCACTTCGCAATAGTGAACGATGGCATCAATATAATTGATTTGTTCTTCGGCAACAATCTTCTCAATTTCAAGTGCAAATTTAGAAGGTGTGAGAAATTTCTTCTCAATTGCCTTTTCGAGTTCTTTATTTGGTTCCATATAGTTCCAGTTTATCTCTAACAAACTTTCTAATGTATTCGGTGAGAAGTTTGATGTACTTTGATTTGTCTCGTTCTTCATAGACGACGCATTCTCCATTTTCGCAGGCCATAATAATTACAAGTTTTTTGACAGAAATTCCTGTCAGTTCGTACAGCATACAACCATATGCCATGCACTGTACAAAATA